TTAACGTCATTTTCAATAAGATTTTTTAAAGTAGGGCATTGCTCTGCAAAATTTTTTTCGTAATCTCTAGCTTTTTGAGACTTTATAACTCCCATTCTTTTGCCAAAATTAACTATTTTTCTAGAGTTTGCCTTTGATGCCGGTTCTCCATAAATAATTAATTTAAAACTTTCTTTTATTTCTGTTGACATTATTTTACCTATATATATATATTTATACGTGCATTACAGGAGATTGACATGAAGATTACCAATAATTTTGGTATGCCACAACCATTTGTAGACTTTGCCATAAACGACAAATACAGTAAAGGCAAAGCTGATATATCGATAACATCATTAATTGATAGTCCTAGAGTTAGGATTATGAAAAATGTTTATGACAATGACATTGAAGTTGATGCTGTTGATATGGTTTGGGCATTATTTGGTACTGCTGTACATTCAGTTTTGGAACAATCAAATTCATCCAAGAACATCATAAATGAAGAGAGATTATATGCTAGTCATAATGGTTGGATTATATCCGGTGCATTAGATAGGCAAGAAATTAAAAATAACACAGCATCCATCATAGATTATAAAGTTACATCTGTTTGGTCTGTTATCTATGGTAAGCCGGAATGGGAAAAGCAACTTAATTGTTACAGTTGGCTTTTTAGAAAGAATAATACTCATAATCAACTAAAGATAGGCTCTTTAAAAATATGTGCAATATTAAGAGATTGGAACAGAAGAGATGCTGAAAGAAAAGAAAGTTATCCACAAGCACCTATAGTTTTTGTGGATATTCCTATTTGGGATGAGAATTCTATTGATGCATATATATCTGAGAGAGTTTCCTTGCATCAAGAGGCTCAAGTTAATTACGATTTAAATTCAGATTTGCCTTTATGTTCAGATCAAGAAATGTGGAAAAAAGATGATGCTTGGGCAGTAAAGAAAAAAGGTCAGAAGAGAGCATTGAGAGTTTTAGATAGTGAGGAAGAGGCTATCAAATACATGGATTGGCACAAGGAAACTGAAAAAGCCTACGTTAAAAAAACAGATTTAGAATTAGAGTTTCGTGGTGGCGAGTACACACGATGTGGCAACTATTGTTCAGTTGCTGATTTTTGTAATCAATATAAAGAGAGGATAAAATGAAAGAACAAAAAGCAAAGCCTAAAAAGGTTATAAGAAAAGTTAAGAAAAGTGGTGTTGTTAAACTTAAACCATCTTTAAAAGAGCCTACTAAAAAAGAGGCTTATGAAAAACACATAAGAGAGGCAACTACAAAGTCTCAAAATAAAAATAACAGTAGTGTTTTTCGTGATCTAATTGATGCCATCATTGATACAATCAAAGACAAATTGAGAATAAAATGAGTGACAGAATTGATCTTTGTTACTTGCCTACAAATGGTTTGTGCAAAATTAATGAGATCTTAGACGATAGTTTTTTTCCCAAACAAAAAGAAAACATAGTTACTCAAGAACTCATTACATACGAAAGAACCAAAATAGGTATAAAGAAAACTACGTTTAAAAGAAACTTTACAAGTAAAAGCCATTACGACAGTACTGCAACTGAGATATTTAGTTGGAGCAAGTAAATGGAAAATGCACTTGAAAAAAAAAGAGGTACTTACTTGGGTTTTTTTAAAGAGGGAATAGTGGATGCTTTCTTTAATAAGAATTTATACGAGGAAAAGAAAAGTTCTTACTATTACAAATTGGGATATCAATTTGGTTCATTTTTAGAAGTTAAATTAAAAGAGAGAGAGGAAGAAAATGAAAGATGAAGTGCCGGATAAGGTTAAGGAAACCTTAAAAGAAATTGGAATGACAGCACAACAAGCCGGTTGGAATTGTCATGGAACTTATGTCCTTTTACATAAAGCATTGGAAAAGGTCGCTGTTCACAAAAAAATTACATTTAAAGAACCAACTGTTTTGGAGAGTAATTCTGAAAAGAAGATTGTCAGTTTACTTGTTACCGGCAGTATGGGAGATAGTTCAGAATGGTCTATAGGAGAGGCATCTCCATCAAATAACAAAAACAGTTATCCATATGCTATGGCTGAAAAAAGAGCCAAAGATCGTGTGATATTAAAGTTAGTTGGTCTTCATGGAGATGTCTATGCAGAAGATGAGGCTGATGCTTTTAAAGAAGAAAGACCGGCTGAAATTAAAGGTGGCACTATAGATAATGGATCTGAGGAAATAAAAGATGATCCACCAAAAGATGATAAACCTAAAGATACTATGGAAATAAAAGAGGTTAAATCCGGCAAAGTAGAAAATGTTAATTTAAAAGAAGATGTTGCTGTCATAAAGCAAGTGTTCTTAACATTTATGCCGGAAGACAGTATTGAGGAACTGCGTAGTTTTAAAAATTCTAATGCAGAGGCTCTGAAGACGTTGAAAGAACTAGATGCTATGGCATTTGGGGAAGTGTCAACAGCCTTTATTGCAAGGGCAGATAAAATCAAATCCAAACAACAAGGAGAATAAAATGGAAACTGATTACCCACCAAGTGGCACTCTATTTGAGGCTAAAGTTAGAAAAACAGATAGGTCTCCGGATTATACCGGTCAATTAGAATTACCACCGGAAGTAGTGGAAGACCTAGCAAAGCAAATTAAAAATGGAAATCAAAAACCTAAATTAAGTTTAATAGGTTGGAAAAAGATAAGTGGTAAAAGTGGAAAGCCATTTTTAAGTTTAAGGGGAAATATTTTTGAGATTTACAATCCTAATGATCAAAATCAATCTTCTCAAAACAAGCCAAGCACATCAAGCGATCACGATGCATTAGCTGATATAACATTCTAAGGGAGATTTAAATGGAAGAAGTTAAAGCAAATACAGATAATCTAGGTGTTCCTAGTGTAAATTTTGAGGCTGTCAAAACATCTATGATGCAAGATAAAAATGGAACAAATATTAGGCTGACAATACATCCTAACGATGTGCCACCACAGTTGCATAAAGATTGGGTTGGCTCTAGATACATGGTTGTTATGGTAAAATTAAATGAAGATGGCACTCCGGAAAAAGGGGATATCAATGTCACGAATGAAGTTTAATGATGATGCTGTAGAAAATAACGAGTATGTAACTATTGAGGGATTGTCTAAGATGCTTAATGTATCAAGACAATCTATAGTTAAAGTAATAAACGACACGGAACGTAATTTCCCAAAACCTTTCCCTTTAATGAAATCTGAAAAACGAGAAAAGAATATTTGGAGTAAAAAGGAAATTAAAGAATGGCTTGAGGAACAACGAAACCAAAAAGTTACGTAAAGTTATGACTAGGGCAAAGTACGAATCGCTAGAAAACCTCACAGAAGAAAAAAATATATTAGGATACATCTCACAAAAGTGGGATGTATCTTGTTCTAAGATGCCAATATCATACAAATTAGATTATGCCATGTACAGAAATGAAGAGTTAGTAGGCTTTGCTGAAGTTAAGTCTCGCACTCATGCCTTCAGGACATTTGACACATACATAATTTCTTTATCAAAAGTAATGTCAGCTAGAAGATTAGCATCTGTCACTAGCACCAAATCATTGCTGATTGTAAATTGGAGTAACTTAATAGGTTGGATTGATTTTTTCTCTGACTTCTCTGTTCGACAGGGTGGTAGGTCAGACAGAAATGATTGGCAAGATCAAGAGCCAATGTGTCATTTTGATATTAATGATTTTAAATTAATTTCGGACTCCGTTTCATCGGCAGCCGAGACAAAGGAGAGAGAAGAATGAGACTAGCAAATGGATTTGATGATGCTTTTGTAGGAACAACTATAAGTGCATTTGGTAGAAAGCAAGTCGCTTTATATGACTATGATAAATGTATATTAATACTTATGCACGACAATCATATGAGTGAAGAAGATGCCATAGAATATTTTGATTTCAATGTTATAGGTGCTTGGGTTGGCGAGGGTACTCCAATATTTATAAATCAACATAGTGTTAAAAACATAGAGGATTACAAGGAGGATGACGATGAGTAAAAAAGATAATGTAAATAAGCCTAATCATTACAGAAAGGGTAATGTTGAATGTATTGATGCTATCAAGTCTGCTACGGGAATAGGTTATGAGTATTATTTGCAAGGAAATATTCTCAAATATGTTTGGAGGCATAAACATAAAAATGGATTAGAAGATCTTTTAAAAGCAGAATGGTATCTCAAAGAACTAATAAAAGTAAAAAAGAAAAAGTAAAGCTGTCTTTCCCGTACCGGGCTTTAGTTGAACGATACTAAAAGTTTACGTAAAGTTTTTGTCTAGCATAGATTAATAACACCACTCAAATCAATAACGTAGCTGTAGGCACTACTATCATGCATCGTATACAGACCTATCTTTCTTTAAGACCCACTTCCCTCATAAGCACTACCCCTTTTCTCATAAGCTCTTGGATCTTTTCAGTTCTAAGTCTTATGAGCTTTCTCCTAGTATCATCCGGTATTCTAAGGTTTCTTTCTAATTCTCTTATTTGCCTTAACATTCTATTCCTAGCATTGTCTATAGCTTTAAATCTTCCATATATCTTCAGCTCATCATCGTATCTAGCACGAAGTCTTCTTATATCTTCTATATCGCCTCTTCTGTTTGCCAAATCTAATCTAGCAAATATAGTAAACAATCCTTTTCTATTTTCTAAATAAGTTTGTGTGTCTACTCTTTCAGACGGCTGGGCAATAACCTTACGTAAAAAAGGTATTCTTGATTCAATGTTACCATCAAAGTCTCCAGTTATAACATCCGGTATAACACCAAAAGCTAAGTTTCCAAATCTATTAAC